CTTGGCAATTCGTCAATTACATACTCTTCAACTGGACGAATATGAACTTGTGCTGGAACTCGACCACCACCGACTTTCGCATGTCCCTTTTCTAAAAGATGCGTTAATTGTCCTTGCGTATTATGGAGAACAACTCCATTACCTTCTTTTTTCTTACGCCATCCTTTACGATAAGCGCCTGTTTTTTTAGGGCTACCTTGCTTTAACTTACCAACAGCAATATCTCCCACTTCATCAATTTCATTTTCTAAGTTTTCTTCCACAACATTCGCATATCTTTGTAATTCTCTAGCAAGCTCATTCGCAAAATCATTCATATTAAGTATGCTCCTTTGCGATAATGGTCAATGTTTGATACATTTCATCATCATTCATTGGCGGTTCGATAATATCAAAGATACGACCCTTCATTTTAATTCTCATTAATTCTGTAATACCTGTTGTATAAGGAATTACAAATCGGTAAATTCGTGTAGACTGTGAAGCTGAAGCTTCAATATACTCCGAGCCTTTTACCGTTTTTATCATCGCCCATGCTTTTTTAACTTCTTGCCAATCCGTTGCGATTGGCTGATTTAATTCATCCTTTATTTCTACAGATTGCTCAATAATAATTCGATTCCTACGATCACCTGTATTCAGTGGCTTTTTGTACTGAAAAGGACGCATATTAATCACCTTCCAATTTGATTTCTTCTAATGCTTTATCAATACCTAAACTATTAATCTGACTTAAAAAATTCTTATCAAAATACTCTAGGGCATCATTATAAACATAACGAGAACGTTCAAAGACTAATTCTTTGAACTCCTCGTCATTGTCAATATCATAATCACCACAAACTCTTAATAAGGCTTTATTAGACGTTGATAGGATGCGCTTTAAGTTATCGTCTTCATCATCACCTAAGTGCATCCTATCTTTGAAGTCTTGTAATATTTCAACTGAAATTGTTACGTTGTTCATTCGCTTCACCCTTTATTTAGTTTTTGTTTCTGCAGGTGGCGCAAATGAAATTTCTAAATCATAAACAAGAGCCGCTTTGTTATCTTTCGGTTTCCCGTTAGCAAATTGTTTAATTGTATAAAGAGTAGCATCTTCGAAAGCTAATGTTTGATCAAATTCTTTTAATTTATATCCTCCTGCAATTGCAGCAATGTATTGCCCTTTTACAAAGAATAATGCCTTACCAACAGGAACTTCTTCACATTCTACAGGTTTAATATTATAAGGTAATGCCATTACCCATTGACCTGTTGCAGTTTGAATTGTATTACGTGCTTGTACGCCAATTGCATCAATTGGGTTAACAACCATTACAATTTTATTTAATACTTTTCTTGATTTGCCTTTTGCATCAACAGATAACGCTTTTACTACTTCATAGAGTTCTCCAGCTACAATCACGCCCTTTTCAGATGGCGCAAATGTTAATTTACCAGAAGATTTTTTATCAGTAACTGCGCCTGTCTCTGGGTTTACATCCTTCATTAAACCAACTGGTTGATGTGCGACTGAACCACCGCCATTAATGAAACCGAATTCTAGACCAACAGAATATGTTTCTACTAAAACAGTTCGAACATAGCGTTCAACCCATTCTGGTCCAAGTTCTCTCATATCATTCGGAATCGCTGCAAATGCTGTTAATTTAAGTTGTCCAATTTTTTCTTGTTTAAAGATAGCATCAATTTGCCCACGAATTTCGCCGAATAATTCGCCCCATACATAGGCTTTCGTCGCATCAGAATAGATAAATTTCGTAACAGCTCCTAAATCTTGCAGACCAATTTCAGCCAATAACGGATGTTCTGTAACTAAATCTTCAAATACACGCTCTTGTGTCGTTACAGGAAGAATTTCGCCGTCCGTAAATCCACCTTCTTTTACAACAGTATTAAAGAATTTTGTTTCTGCTGAAGTTAAAACATTTTGACCACGTTGTTGTAAAATTGAACGATCTAGCATATCATTATTCACTTGCTCACGGACTGTATTTGCTACATCCGTTTGTAATGCATCAAAGAAATTTTCAAACGCTGTTGTTTGCTCTTTTTCTGTACTTTCAGCATTAGTTAGAGTATTTGTTAATTTTGCTTTTGCCTTAGTAAACGCTTCTGATTTATTAAATGTAATGACCATTATGTGTTTCCCCCAGTTTTTATAATTTTAAAAAGAGCCCTTTAATCCCGCTGTTTATTACAGCTGTAGGACTAGGCTCTCTTGATTGATTCTTATATTGACTTAATTCATTTTGCATGGATTGCATTTGAGCTTTTAATTGTGCGAGCTCCTCATTCGTGTTGTCTTCCACAGTTGTTGCAGTAGAAGTAGCAAATCCAATTTCGACTGCTTCATTTGCGCTAAACCATGTCTCTTCATTTACCATATTGCGGATTTCTTCTCTCTCGACATTTGCACGAGTCATGTAAATATCAATGATGCCATCTTCTAATTTTTCGAGCATATCAGCTTCTTTTCGCATAAGTGTTTTACTGCCCCACACAATTGTGGAAGCCTCATGGATCATCATCATTGAACCCGCTCCCATTATTAACTCATCTGCTGCCATCGCTATTACAGATGCCGCTGAACAAGCCCATCCATCTACATGGACTTTAACCTTTCCTTTATGCGACTTTAGACGATTGTATATAGCAATCCCATCAAAAGCACTGCCACCAGGGGAATTAAGATGAATAACTACATCGTTATTTCCTGCTGCTTTCAAAGCATTATCAATATCAGCTGCAGAAGTAGACTCCCACCACCACGATTCACCAATATCTCCGTAAATCGTCAATTCACTAACTCCATTATCTTCATCATGGACTACTGCAAAATTATGTGGGATGTTTGCTAACTGCTCATTGTATTTTTGATTCTTAAAACCAAATTTACGTTTCATCTGTTTCATTTGTTTTCTCGCCTCCTTCAGATTCATCTAATTTAGTATAGTTTTTTGTAATATGATGGATATTTAGATTTGGATCATCAGATTCTTCATAATCTACTTCTGATCGAATCTCATTCCCTGTAAATGCACTTGAAGAAATAAGTTTATCAATGCTTGTCGCAAGATCAAAAATACTCTGATAAGAAACAGCTTTAACTTCAATTTTTTTCCCTTCAAGGTACTCTGTCATTTCGAAGAATTTTACATTTGCTTCATCTGAAATCTTTTTTAACAATGGTTTCACTGTGAAAAGCATGTAATTTTTCGTTTGCTTTTCTACATCAGCCATTTCCCCATATAACAAAGCCGTTGGAATACCAATAGTCATTGCAACTTGATTAAGAAAACCGTTTGTTACTTTGTTTATTTCATCCACACTTTGACCAGAATTCCCACCACTTGATGTTTCAGCGTATTTGAATCCAGGTTGTTGTGGAATTATAGCAACGTCTTTCTCTCCAATAGCTTTATACATGTTATCAATGAATTCTTGTAGTTTCGCTTGATGCTTTTCACTTTTCGCTGCAATCATATCCATATCAACCGTTCCACGAATTTGATTCTTACGTTTTTGAGAACTTAAGATTCTCCCGAATAAGTCACCATAATCAGTAAAAAGTCCATCGATTAAAGGTGTTAATTTATCATTCCGGTATTTTAAATGGATGACTTCACTTTGTTTAAAACTTCTCTTAAACTGATAATCTTTCACTGTAACATTTGTAAAAACATCCTCAAAAACAGCATATTCATTATGTTCAAAGTCATCAGCAATGAGTAAATCGCCATCATCCGCTTGTATGATTAGAGCTTCATTTTCATAAATAAGTTTATAAATAAATCTTTCCCAAAAGGTACTTGCTGTCATATTCTTATTCGGCCTAATATTTAATCGATAATAGAGTTCGTTTTTTTCAAATTCTTTACCATTTCTCACTCTAAATTCCGACTGACTAATAGTTCGACCTAAAAAAGAAATACAAGTATCAATAGCAAGTCGTTTCATGTGGATTCGATTTGCTTTTTCTATAAACATTTCTATATCAAACATAAAGCCTACTTCACTATTTCTTTTAAATACTGAATCTAGCCATCCAATGATTATCACCTCCTTTATTAGAATTTAATACCATCTAGCATAAAATCGAATTCATCCACGAGAATGTTATCCGCTTGCCATAATGTATGGATAAAAGCTTGAAATCCATCTGTTTTGCGCTTAAATTCATCTTTTTTCAGATATTCTTTATTGCCGTCTTTTTTGATGTGGACGTAGACATTATTGGTGTACCAACGCATTAATGGATTATCACCAAAAATAATGCGATTGTTTGCAAATAACGTTTCGACCCTTGGTGCTAATAACGAATGAATAGCTTTTGGATTACGAATATACAACAATATGAAACCTTCAGCTTCAAGCGCTGTTTTAACTAGGTCAAGACGGAACGTATCGGCTACTATTGTATTAACACCGTATAATTCACGCATTTTTACAAACCAATCAACAATGTGGGAGATATTAATTACAGGTTCATCCACAATAGTTAATAAGCCATTTTCAGCCCATTCATAAATAGGTGCTTTTAATTTCACTTTGTCCAAGAATCCTTTACGTACAAATGAATGACCTTTCCATATATAATCTTCACCATGTTTAAATAGTAAACCGACCGCCGCAAAGTCTTTGATGCTAGCGAAGTCGAGCCCACCCACAGCTACTTTGTGTTTTAAATCTGGAACTACTCTGAGGGTTTCTCCATCTTCTTCAAAACCTGTACGCATTATCTCTTCCCATGAAGCTACAGACTTTGTTAGATCTGTTTCGGGATAATTCATACGTTTTGTTATAAATTCTTCACGGTTTGAAGGATTATTTTCTAATTGTTTATATTGAGTTAATAC